TCAGTCTATTATAGGAAAAATAACAAGGGGCAAGTAGGAGCCTTTATCCCCTGCTTGCCCCCGACTAGGATTAGGATTGGAAGGAACTTGGTGATTATGCTGCAGGAGCCTGTGCCAGGCGCATGCGGGCATGAGCCTTAGCATAGCGCAGGTAGATACATGCAATTTCCTGGATGATGACAGCATTGGTGTTGCGGATGCCGGCCTTCTTCAGGTCGAGCACGTTGCGGCCCCAAGAGACGTGTACCTTCTTGGTCAGGTACTCGGGGTCGATGGCCAGCGCGCAGTCACTCATGCCGTTCAGGTCGAAGAGCTCGTGGTGCATCGTGAGGATCTCGCCGAAGTCGGTGTCCCATGACTTAAACTTCAGGTTCCAAACCTCCACGCTGTCCTTGAGGCGGAACTTGTCGGACTGAATCTTAGAAAGCGCTGCCAGCATGTCGCTACCGCAGAACATGATCTTGCGCTTGTTGCCGCAGCCGGTACCCACAAAGAGGTCCTTGGTGATGTCCACAAGGTTTTCGTCGCTGATGACGGCGGCCTTCTTGTTGCTATCCCACTCGCCGACCTCGATGTCCTTGCCGGCCTGATACCAGATACCTCCGGTGAAGTAAGTCAGCTGGTTGTTCTTAGAGACGTGAGCGACCTTACCGAGAGCACCAAAGAGGAAGCTGTTCTCCTGACCGAGTCGCATGTCGTAGATAGAGTCCTCCTCGATGTCGGAGAAGTTCCAGTCTACCTCCTTAGCTGCGATGGCGTCGAGCGTAGACTGCTCCACCTGAATCATGAAGTTTTGGCAGAACTGGATTTCAGCATCCGGCAGGTTGTTGAAGCGGCCCGTCTGAGCGTCGAGTTCGGCGCAGGCCTTACCCATACGAATCAGGGTAGTGCCGGCGGGGATGGCAGGCACAAAGATCGGCTGACCGTTGGCGTTCTTGCTACCATTGACCGCATAGACCGTGGGTTTGCTCGTAGAGGTGTCGAGACCGCATACTGAGAGTACAAGGTCCGGCGTCTGCTCGCTGTCCTGGTCGTAGGCTACGCCCTTGCGGTCCGTGATACCCTTCACACCGACCACGCGGATGGTGTCGTCGATGGTGAACATGTTGTCATCATCGATGGGGAGGGTGATGCTAGAGCCGGAGGTCTGAGCCGTCACAGCCTTAGACAAGGTGCACTTGATAGGACGGGTGCCCACCGAGTAATACTTAACCTCGAAGGAGTCGCACTTGTCGGACTTAGCATAACGGGAGATCTGGTCGATGGGGGTGCACATCGGGCGGATCTTGGTGATACGCTGGTCGACAGACTTCGTGTAGAGCTCGGGGTCACCGTCTTGGCGGCCCTGAGATTCGGTGGCGATACCACCGGTGCCACCGGTAGCATCAGCACCGGCTGCAGTCACACCTGCGTCCGGCAGGGCGCTAGCGTCGGCCATGACGACACCGCTAGCGGCGCCCAGGGCGTAAGCTGCAGCCGTCAGTACGAGGCTCAGGAGTGTGGAGAATACTTTCTTCATTGTTCAACAAAATTAGTGGTGATTATTAGCTGTTTTTCTTTCGTTTGAAGTCGCCGCGGTCCCAGATAGAGGTGCCGTCGCCGAAGTTATCGAGGGCGCCCAGGTCCGGTCTCTTAGGCTGTGCCGGAGCGTTGGCGCCTGCGAGCTGCGGCGTGCCGTCGCCCTTCTTAGCCTGGCGCAGCTTCTCGTCAATCTTCGTGTTACGACCGCGTATCTCCGCCTCCTCAGCGGCGGTGGCTACGTCCTGGTCGTGGTTCTGTGCCTTGACGATCATGCGCAGCGTCTCGGCGGAGAACTTACCCATGATGGCGTCGCCGGCGATGCGGCCCAGGTCTTCGAGGAGCTTGTCAGTCTGGGCGTCGTCGAGGCCCAGCTCCTTCTGTACTTCATCCACCGTGGCCAGTGACTCGTCGAGGTTCTTGGAGTATTCCTCCTCGTACTCTTTACTCTTGGTCAGTCGTTCGACGTACTCCTTGTTAGCCTCCTCGATCTGCTTCTGCTTCTCGGGGTCGTTGGCGGCATCGAGCATGTCCTTGCCGTAGATGGAGACATAAGAGAGCACCGGGTCCTTGCCGTCGGCCCAGTCGGTCATCATGCGGCTAGCCTCAGGAGAGGTCTTGAAGAGGTTGGTGATCTTCTGCTCGCGCTCCTGGCTCTGCCCGATACGTTGGTCGTAATCGTCGTAATCGTCTGAAATTTGCCCGAAAATCGCCTCGTCGTCGTCGAACGATTTGTCAGGATATTTTCCTTTCAGTCGCTCGGTGAACGCGTCGCGTTTGGACTTAGTATTCTGCTGTTCAGCCATTTTGCAATGATTTTATGAGATGATAAGAATATTCTGCGACAAATATAGAGAGGCCCGCACAAGCTCCATCTTTATCTTTATCTCAATATCAAACTAAATTTGCTGGTGACGAAAGTCCTTAATTAACCTGCCTATGAAGTACAACGGTTGTAAAGCAGAATACAGGGATGAGCGAGCACTAGCGCTCCTGCATGCCTATCACGAGTATCTGCACTCGCACAGTCACATCAACGTCGACGAGGCGGCACGCGCCATCGTCAAGATGCCCACGCGTCGGTTCTACGTCTCGTGGGAGCGCGCCTACACCGTCATCAGCTACATGATGCGCGGCGACGAGCTCCGCAGCATGCGGGCCACGAAACGAGCCATGTTCCAGGAGATCTACCGTCGCGTCCTCAGCCTGAAGGATGAGCCGGAGTGGCAAGGTGAATCAGTCTGCAGCATCGTCCAGCACGTTGTGTCACGTCCGGCGCCGGAGTTTTACATCTCGGCGGCCTCGGCTAAAGTTTATATCTACTCAGCAAAGCAGCTATGGCATCAGAAAAAATTACTCAAGTGGCGTCGTTGGCAATAGGCCTCGTCTGCATCACGGCCTCCCTGCTCCCCCTGCCCGTAGCAGATTGGGGGCTGACACGGGACGGCGGCCTCACGGCGCGCCTCACCTACTCCCTGTTGCACGCTAACCTCCTGCACGCCCTCCTCAACGTATGGTGCCTGCTCTCGGTCGTTATCATCTACCGGCTCTCCCCTGCCGGCCTCTTCTGGGGCTGGGTTGTAGCAGCTGCTGTCCCCTCCTGCTGTCTCTCCTTGCACCCCACCGTAGGCCTCAGCTGCATCGTCTACTTCCTCTTCGGGCGGGCGGCATGGCTCGCACAGCGGCGCACCTACTACAACATCTGGATGGTCTTCTTCATCCTGCCCGGTCTGTTCCTGCCCGGCATCAACGGAAGGGTGCACGTCTGGGGCTACCTCTGCGGGCTTCTCTATGGACTTCTTAACACACCTATAGCATGGATCAAGCGGTCGCACGACTCCTAGCCGACAATGCACGTCGCCAGGAGCGCAACAACCGCATCTTCAACCCCATCACCGGCGAGGGCTCCATAGGCGAGCGTAAGGAGGTCGTCATCGACGACTTCCCCCTGCCACGTCAGTGGTTGCCCCGCACGATGCTCACGGTGCCCCTCATCCGTAAGCTCGTGCGGCTGGGTACCATCCAAGCCCTCCTTCAGGAACTACACAGCACCGACCTCGAGGAAGACCGTCGTAAGGTCGTCCAGCAGATAGTGCGCATCCGCATCCTGCACGACTTCGCCTTCTGGGCGGCGCTACTCGTCTACATCAAAAGCAAAGGTGGAGGCGACGACGTCCTCTTCCGCCTCACCCGTCCGCAGCGAAAATTTGTGGAGCGCCTCGAGGCGATGCGCCTGGCGGGAAAGCCCATCCGCATCGTGCTCCTGAAAGCCCGACAATGGGGTGGCTCCACCACCTCGCAGCTCTACATGGCGTGGCTGCAGCTCGTACATAGGCGAGGCCTCAACAGCCTCATCATCGCCCATCAGTCGTCCGGCTCCGAGGAGATTCAGGACATGTTCACCCGCATGATCAGCTACTACCCGGTGGAGATGCTGCACAAGCTGGGCGAGCCTTATATGGAGAACGAGTCGAAGCTCGTAGGCGTCGGCAAGAGCGGTGCCATCCACCGCATCCCGCAGCGCAACTGCAAGATAAAGATAGGCACGGCCGAACGTCCGGACTCCTGCCGTGGCGGTGACTACAACCTCGTGCACCTCTCGGAGGTCGGCGTCTGGAAGACTACCGACAAGATGACGCCGGAAAAGATCGTACGCTCCGCCTGCTCCGGCGTACTCTACAAGCCCTACACGATGATTGTCTACGAGTCGACGGCCAACGGTACGGGCAACTTCTTCCAACGAGAGTACGACGCAGCAAAACGTGGTGTGTCACAGTTCGATGCACTCTTTATCTCGTGGTTTGATATTGATTTGTACCAACAGGAGTTTGTCAGCGAGCTCGAAAAAGAGACGTTTGCCAAACATCTGTATAACAACCGATTAAACGACAATACCTTTACAACTCGTGAGGAATCGGGCAAATACCTCTGGTGGCTGTGGGAGAAAGGGGCCACACTGGAGGCTATCCACTGGTACGTGCTGGAGCGAGCTAAGTACAACGACCACGGGGAGATGGCCGCAGAATACCCCACCGACGACGTCGAGGCCTTCGTGCACTCCGGCGAGCGTGTCTTCGACAAATACAAGATCGAGGAGCTGCGGCCCGCCTGCCGTCCGCCACGTTACGTCGGCGACGTCTATGCCGACCACGACCGAGGCAAGGAGGCCCTGCGTGACATCCGGTTCCGTGAAGACCATCAGGGCCTGCTCTGGGTATGGGACCTTCCGGAGATCGACGACGAGGAGCGCATCACCAACCGCTACCTTGTTGTCGTCGACATCGGTGGACGCTCCCGTAAGTCGGACTGGTCCGTCATCACCGTCTTCGACCGCCTCTTCATGATGGAGGGCGAAAAGCCCGTCGTCGTGGCGCAGTGGTACGGCCACATCGACATGGACCTCCTAGCGTGGAAAGCGATGCAGATAGCGGCCTTCTATGACAACGCCCTACTCGTCATCGAGAGCAACACCTTGGAGACGCACGACACGGACCGCATGGTCGACGGCGACAACTCGCAGTTCATCCTGCAGCAGATACGCGACGTCTATCCCAACATCTACGCCCGTCGTCAAAAGGAAGAAGACATCCAGAACGGCAAAGAACTCAAATACGGCTTCCACACCAACGTCTCGACCAAACCGATGGTCATCGCCACCCTCGTGCGTGCCATCCGTGAGCATAGCTACGTCGAGCGCGACGAGCGCTGCCTGGATGAGTATAACTTCTACGAAAGGAAAAAGAATGGAGCTTACGGCGCTATCCCCGGCAAGCATGATGACCTCTTGATGACACGCGCCATCGGACTGCACATCTGCTTCTTCGAGATGGACCTGCCCCGCATCGTACCCAGAAAAAATAATGTTCCACCTGCCCACCGACGAGCCATCTCGGCGGCGAGCTTCTAAACTACATACACATGAATTGGTTATTTAAAGCCTACACCTCGCTGCAGCTGCGCGAGGCCATCCGCAAAGCGGACATGGCACACATGAGTAATGGTGCCCGTTACTTCGTCATCCCCTCCTCCTTGGAGGTCGGTGAGCTCTACATCATGGACCGCGAGACGTTCCGTGCTCTGAAGCGCAAACATTACATCAAGTCGACGGCCTCCGTCGACAACCTGCTCAGGGAGTGCTTCTACTGCACCCCCTGCCGTGGCGGCATCTTCGCGCTCTCAGCTGCTGACCTTAGGTTCAAGCGGGAGCTCTACTTCCACTGGTGCGTAGCCCGTCGTGACTATCGTAAGAAACGGATACAACAGCTGCATGGCATCCGGCGGCTGCTCTACCTGCTCCGTCCCTGGTAACAAATAAGCGGCGCTACCCTCTCGGGCGGCGCCGCTGTCACAACTCTTATTTCTTCAAGTATGAAACATTCGATGAAAACTTTCGTTTGACTATGAAGCTATTGCCGGTGTTGTGGAGCCCGGCTGCTGTAACTGGTTGTATAGTTTGTTGACTGTAGCCTGATTGGTGCCTTGTCGGGCCTGCTGCAGGAGCTCAGGCGAGAGCTGCTGCGGCTGCTGACCTTGCTGCATCTGCTGCTCCTGGGCGTCGATCTCCTGAATGAGGTCGTCGGCGAACTTGAACTCGCCATGCTTCAGGAGCATCTTGGTCGTGATGGCCTGCGCACGCCACAGCTCGAGGAGGATGTCGTTCTGGAGCTGACGGTAGGCGGGCGTCGAGGTGCTCTCGACGATGGCCAGGTCGAACTCCGTGTCGCGTATCTTCTTGGGGTCGGGCTTGATGTTGGCATTGGTGCCGGCGATATTGACGATCTGGCGGTCGTCGTAGAACTGCTGGATGTTCTTCACATCCTTGTAGGCGGCGTCCTTCACGAACATCGAGAAGCCGTCCAGCAGGTCCAGGAGCGATGTCGTGGCGTTCTGCGTCTGCTGGGCGTAGAGGGCACCACTCGTGCCGGCGTAACCCGGCTTTCCCTGCAGGGCACCGTTGACGCCGGAGATGTCCTCAAAGAATTTCAGCTGGATGTTCAGGAGCTCACCGATGCCGATGTTGGTGGAGTTGGCAGCTATCTGCCGCGGGATGTCGACGCCCTGCTTGGGCTTGTAGACGATCATACCGTCGACGCGGCTCCACTGGTCCGCGATGTCGTCCCATGAGTAGTCGTCGGGCTTGGCCGACTCAGGGAAGATTAGGACGCCCTTGGCCGACGAGCGCATGATCCAATCGTACATCGTGATGAGTCGGTTGGTGTAGCGCTGCTGGTCGATGACGTCACCGACAAAGGAGTGTATCTCACCATCGATGAACGGGTAGGCCTTGAAGACGTAGGGGTGCGAGCGATGCTCGTAGGGCGTCTCGCCCTCCTTCAAGATGTCGCCTGTGGGAGACAGGTAGTAGTAATACCAATAGCTATCCACAAACCACTCGGCCTCGATGAGCGGCACGTCATTGGGGTCCATGCCCACGCTGCGCGCCTGCTGCAGGCGTCTGAGGTTCTCACCTATGACCATCTCCTGGTAGTCGCTCTCCTCCACCTTGTAGACGTCACCGTTGTTGTAGTCGTGACAGCGGTAGCGGGGCTTGGTCTCCTTACGCCACACCTCGATGACGCGGCATATCTCCGGCGATGACGGGAGGAAAAAGTCCAGCGTCGAGAAACGGGAGCGGCCAAAGCGCTCAGCCAGCGTCGAGAAACTATTGCGGTCGCGTGCCGTGGCGTAGATGCGTGCCAGCCGCTGGTAGTCCTCCGGACATGTCGCAAACTGCGAGACGACGTCCTTGAAGGAGACATCATGCACCTCGCCCAGGAAGCGCACGTCCCATCCGCGCGGGTCGCGTGTCGTCGTATCGATAAAGAAGTTATTGGTCTGCACCATGTCGGTCCAGCAGTCATAGCGGTCGTTACGCCATCCGTAGCTCTTGCGGTGCACGATGAGTCCGGAGATAAGGTACTCCTCCATCGAGCGGCGGTAGAGCTCACCCATGCGGTTCAGCTGCATGTTGTACTGCAGGAGGGTGGACATCACCTCCCCCATCTTCTGCTCATCACGGTCGCGGGCCACGCACGTCGGTTCCTTGCTCTGTGCCGAGTAGGTACCCAGCACATTCTTCACGAGACGGCGTATCAGGTTATTCTTCAGCGGCTCGTTGCCCTGCTGCCGGATGTACTCCTCCTCGGTGATGCGCTTGCCGTCCACCTCGATGACGTCGCCCCACTGGTCGCCATAGTTATAGCGCTTGTTGCGGTCGCGCTCCCGTCGGAACTCGGCCATATTATCCCAGTAGCGCTGCGCCTCGAGCAAGATGTCGTAGGCACGTCGGTCGCCGCAGCTTCGCGCACGGGCGACGCTGTCTATCTCCTCCTCGTCGTGGCGAGGACGCACATGCGACAGGGGTATCAGTCGGGTGATGATGGTAGGCATGATAACATATAGACGTTAAGACGGAAGCAAAGATATAGGGTGCCTCCGGCTTAACGTCTATAAGTTTAACTCTAGGAGTCGGCGATTAGTGCTGCACCGACCCCTGAGCTTGGGTCTGTCCCTGCTGTACGAAGTCGCTGTACCACTGCGCCAGCTCGGTGGCCAGGCGGTTGGCCTCAGCCGGGTCGGTGGCCTGCACGGCCTCCACCATCTTGGGCTTGAAGTAATGGAGCCCATCGAGGTAGCGGGCGGCCTCATCGGCACTCTTGGCCTCGAGATAGCCCTTGGCCATGCGCTGCAGGTACTTGTTGTAGAGCTTGAAGCTTTGGTAGGTAGCATACTCCGGAGCACTCGTCAGGGCAGCCATGTCGCGGCTCACCTGCTCACGCTCTGCGTCCGTGGTGCACTCCTCGTACTGAGCCTTGTACTGCTTGATGCGCTGCGCCATCTGCTTGTAGGTCTCCTCTGCGGCATCGTAGCCGGCGTTGACCTCATCGGTGTAGCTACGCTGCAGCTGTCCCTTCAGCTCCGTCACGGCCTGCTTGGTGCGGCTCTGCATGCGCTTGGCGAGCACCTCATCGTCGTAGAGCCAGTGCGTCAGCGGCGCGCCCTTGATGACCTTATAGCGGGCATAGCGCTCAGCTACCTCAGCGGGTGTGAGCTTGCGGGCCTCATCACCCATGCAGCCCATCTCCTCGAAGTAGATCTGGTCGAGCTGTGACTGCGGCACCTGTGCGATGCGCGCCAGGCACAAGGTGGCCTCGCGTATCGTCGGCATGTCGCCTTGGCAAGCATCGTAGATGGCCACAACTGCGTCGGTGAAGGTCTCCGGATTGACACCTATGGATGCGGAAATCATCGTGTTCAAGATGTCATTGAGGGCTGCATAGCGGTCTACACCAAACTCTCGCACGATTCTATCGATATCTTCCGTCAGCGGCATGTTCTTGGTGATGTTACTGAGCTTGTCACCTGTAGCAAGGGCTGTGAGTGCATTACTGAGGACGTCACCGCCTGTAAGACCTTCAACCTGTCCACCGATGGCGGCATGTATCAGTTCGTCCTGCATCGTCTTCTTGCGGTCGTCTTCATCTGTGCCAGAGAAGATGAGCGGAATAACAAGACCTGGGAGCTTGCTGAAGAGGTTCCAGGCGACCTGCATACCAAAGCCAAAAATGACCACATTAGTCAAGTCACGCCAAAATAGTCTGTTGTACTCCTTCTTGGCGGCACGAGCTGCATCGGCGTCGCTCAGACCATCCCACTGATACTGACGCTCCAGCTGTTGAATAGCTTCCTTCTTAAAACCGGGCTGCAAGCGCTTGAAGAGATTGCGGCTAGCATCAAGGAGCATGCGCTGGTAGCTGATGGGAGAGTTACGGTACACCGTAAGTAACGTTGAGAGCCATGTGCGTGACTTCTGCATCTCGCTCATGAAAGCGCCCTCGCTTGACTGCTGCGTCTTGTTGAAGAGGATGGAAGCATCCTGACGGGCACGGCGCTCAGCCTCAGCCTGTGCGTAGCCATAGTTAAGGTAGCGGCGCAGGTGCGTGTCGTATACTGACTTAGAGCCTATCGCCACGGTGAGTGCATCGACGAAAGCATTGGGCGTGAGGCCCCAACGTGTAGCTGTCTCGACGATGTTGTCGCGGGTCCATGACCAATCGAGGTCGGTGGGTAACATTTTCTCGTCGCCGGCATTACGGCCTGCCCATCGTTTCTCAAACATCGGGAGATTCTCCATACACCAACTCCATGACTTCCAGGGGGTAGCTGCGCTCTTGGTGAAGTCTATGGGGTTGGTCTCCGGCCAGAAGGCGGGCATTGAGCTGAGCTGCTTGAATGCGGTATAGAGTCGGAACGACACCTTGGCTGTGGAACCGAGCTTGGCCAGATTCAGGGCGTACTCATCCGCAAGTCCCAGCGATGGAGCTTGGTAGTTACCCGTTGCGATGGCGCACGTCGTTTGGAATTTTCGCAGCAGGTCTTCCCCTGCTCCCATCACGCTGTGCATGTGGCTCACCTTGTTGCGGAAGCGAGTGTAGCTGCATAACGTATTGAGGTCACGTGCAAACTCCGAAAACGCAGCCCAGTGCTCCATATCGGTGACGTGCTCAGTGACTATGTTGAACGCATCGCCATGCAGGATGTCGATGGGATACCAGTTCATCGTACGGGAAATGACAGAGCCCGTCACCGTTGACGAGCGCTGCTCTGCCTGCTGCGACTGTGCCGTGTCCACTTGCTTCGGGACTGCGTTCTTGCTGATCTTCAGCGGCACATAGTTTTCGATTTCCGCCATGCTGGCGCCGAACATGCGCTGGTGCACCTTATCGTAGCGAGCACGTGTGGCCGGGAAAAACTCATCTTGCAGCCAGTCGCCCAGCTCAACAAGACGCGGGTCAAGCGCTTGCTTGATGGCCTCAACATGATCTTCCTCGATGCCCATACGGCGAAGCTTCATCTTGCCGTCGCTCATCTTGTTGACCATGTAGATGTACAGTAGGTCACTGCTCGTAAGTTCCACGTCCTTCATGCGTCCATCGTCAAGGACTGATACGGTCTGCGTGGTCTTACCATTAGCCAGCTTCATCCGACGTGCGTCGATGGCAGCTTGATGCCAGGTTTTCCCCTTTCCGAAAATCTCGGCGGCCTTCTCGTCCAGGACACGGAATGACTCATTGATCCCCAATCGCTCGCGCTCACAAGAATCTACATACGAGCGCATGAAGTGATTGTACATAAAGCCCTCACCTCCGGCAGCCTTGGGAGAGAACAGTTTGAGGAAAGCTTCAAAGGAGGGGAGTGTCGAGGTCAGCAGGCGCACGGGCGAAGAGTTGAGCACCTTCTCCTTGAAGTCCGGCAAGCTGTGCACATCAGCAGATATGCCTTGAAGGTCGGCATTGGCCATGTGGTAGATGTTGTTGATGCGGTCCTTCTCTCGCTGACGCCACTCGCGCGCCGCATCACGGCCCACTTCCAGTGACTGCGAGATGTCCCGATTCAACTGCTGCATCTTCGTGGCATACTCAAGCTTATTCAGCTCGAGCACGTTATACGCCTCCTTGAGGAATTGACGCAGTGCCTCATTCGACATCAGTCCGGATCTATGGTCCTCCTTGACTTTGGCTATTTCATCGAGATTGATTTGCTCATCCGCCTTATAGTTACTGTAGATGGTGCGGGCGCGTCGGGCATAATCAATGGCCTCCATCTCGATGTATCCCTGTTTCTGCACGACAGGATCCGTGGACTGAGTCTTTTCGCACGCCTTGGCATAATTATCATCTAGTGTACTATCCGTGAGCTCCATAGAATCGCGGAGCGATTCTATCATGCGCTGCCCCGTAATGTCGAGAGCCCCTTGTACACGGACGCCCTTCTGATTGATTCTCGTATCCTTGGTCTTCAGAAGGTTGTCAAAGATTTCCTTCTGGGCACGTACCTGGTTGTCAATAAGGATACTGAGGATGGTGTGCACCGACTCGGCGGTGTCTTTGCTACCCGTGGCGTTCTTAACGGCCGAAAGGATACGTTTCAACTCTCCATCGGTAGCATCTTTCAGCAGATGTGCCTCGAGTAGCGTCTGTGTCAAGTCTGTAATATCCTTAACGGTGGCTCGGTCGAACGTGCGCTGCACAGACATAACCCTACGCAGGTCACGCCCACCCTCTTGCTTTATGGCTTTTAGTGACTCATCGTCGACATACATCTTGCCAGCAACGCTCTTTAGCAGGCCTTTCAATTTCTTACCTACCTGGTCATACGCTTCCAGACGCAGCTGCTTGTTGTCGCTGTGTCGCTGTGCTAGGTCAATAGCTGCATTGGTCACAACGGTCTGCAGGTCGTCCACCTTAGGATCCCAATCGGTGCGGAACCGCAGCCCATCCTGTCCCGTCTCGGCACGCAGCGTCGTCTCGCGAGCGGTGCGCACGACGTCGGGCAGGTCGGCACGTCTGTTGATGGGATTATCGGCACTCTTCTCCCAGCCATAGCGCAGGATCCAGCGCAGCTCGCGGTCGCCCAGCTCGATGATGTCGGGCAGGTGGAGTGTGCGCAGGAAGCGATTGATGAGCTTGCCGACAAACGCCTTAATCTTACCCCACAGGGAACGCTCCTTCTCGGTCATCGCATCGAAGCCCTTCTCGGCGAGGCCGGCAAGATACTCCTCCGTAGCCACACGGATGTTGAGCCTGCGGCCGAACGCTATGTCGACGACGCGCTGCCGCACCTCGTCCGTCATGTGGCGGTACACCTCATCGAGGAAGTCGTTCATTCTCTCAGCGCCCACCATCTCGCGCAGCGTATTATGTCCGAAGATCTCGTGACGCAGCGTCTCGCGCACGTCACCCACGTCGGCATGATTACCGAGCACCACGACAATCTCTCCGGTCTTCGTGTCGTACAATCCCTTGATCTCACGCATACGTGCCTGCTCTTCGGGGCTAGCATTCTTATAGGCTTCCAGCTCCGTGACGTCCTCAACGGCACGGATGCGGAGCCCTGTGGCCTTGGCGCAGTCGTTGACGACGGCGATTTTGTCACTTATGAGGGTCGAATGATCACTTTTTTGCACGCGCGTGAAATTTTCTGCCCCCGGAAGTGTTGGATTTTCAAAACTTTCAACTACCTTTGCAGCGGATGAAAGCTCTGACGCAGAGCCTACTTCTACTCCATTAGGAGTTTTTTCGGCTTCCTTTCTGCTTGCACCTGGATTGGACGGGTGGGTAGAAAGGAAGCTATTCATTTTCTCCTTATCTACCCAACGCATATAGCCACGATTTATCCATCCGGCGACACCGACTGCGCGGTCCTTAGGATAGATACTCCGGACGTCATTGATCTCTGCCTCTATGGCCTTGCCATCTGCACTCGTGCGGACGCTCATAGCCACGACAAAGTTTTTGCCGTTGGACTGCAGCTCCGTCAGTACGACTGTGGCCCCCTTGACGGTAGCAGAATCAAAGACAGCTATCGGGTGATTGAGAGCCTGTGGCAGGTTTTTGATGTCACTCAGCTCGAACGGGTGATTTCTTCTGTACTCCGGCGACGCCTTTAGTGCCAGGCGGTTTGCGGTGAGTCGGATGGGGAGGTCCCTGACACCTGCCACCTGCAGCACATCGCCGGGGCGCCCCAACTCATAGACATGGTTTGCGGGTAGCGTGCCTTTAATCTGCATCTCCAGCTCCTCGTTGAATTTCTTATTGACCTCCGAGAGCACACGTTCAGCCTGTGTAACTTCTCCCGGATGGGTGGCACGTGTCCACTTAGTCACCACCACGGCGGGAAGCCCACGCGTGCCGGAGTTAGCCTCGTTGGCTATCTCAACCTGGTAGCCGGGGCCCAGCTCCTTCTCCACCCACTCCTTCAGTTCCGTCGGCGTGAAAAACTTCTGGTAGGATGCTATCTTGCCATTGCGCTTGACGAGCACCTCCTGCGGATTGTCGAGCTCGATCTTATCCTTGATGGTGCGCTCCTCCCCTGCCTTGCGGGTGTTGATAAACATCTGACCTCCGGGCTTCAGGACGCGCGCCATCTGATGCAGCACGTCGGTCCTCCAGTCGTCAGGGATGACGTTCAGGACGGCGTTGCTGATGACGTAGTCGTACTGCTTGTCGATCTTGCTGTAGTCGTCGTAGGTGGCGGGCATCTCGCGGCGGCGCTGCTCGCTCTGGTAGGGCTCCACGTCCTCGACGTTGAAGCCACGTCCACGCAGGTCGGCGGTGCCATAGCCCAGCCCGGACGAGGCATCGAGGATAGAGGCCTCCTTACCGATGTGCTGCTCTATCCAGTCACCCACATGGCCATAGGTCTTACGGGTGCCCTCCACCTGGGTGGTGTGCTTGCCACTCTCGGTAGTGGTGCCCTCGTTCCATCCGGGATACTTCTGCTCTATCTGTCCGGACGTAGAGGCGCTGTGGCCTCCCGTCTGATTGAGGAATATCTGCGACTTTCGCGAGACATCCTCGCTCTCAAAAGCAGGAGAGTAAAGACGGTCTTCCGGAGTATAGTCCATGCGGGTCTGCGCATTGCGCGCTTCCACCTCGCCGGCCAAATCACTGTAGCCATAGTAACCGAGCTGCACACTTCCCTCAGCATACTCGTCACGCTCCTCCTGAAGTCGGGCACGTTCCTCGTCGACCTTGTTGGCTTCCTCGATGATTTCATTCTCTCGTTTCGTCCAGGCGTCACGGATGCTGCTGCGCTCCTGGGGTGTCGTAGCGGCCTCCCACTGCTGACGCAGCTGCTCATATTCCGAGTTGCGGCGGTCGATAAGTGCCTCGGACTGTGCATCCAGTTCATTGAGACGTTCGTCGATTTGATTGACCCGCTCAACGAATCCGGGTATCTTAGATTTCTCGACGTACATCTCCGAATTTCCACCGCGTGCAAAGCCTTCCAGGTCTTGGATGGCATGCTGCACCTCATGTATCAACGTAGAACGTGTCTGCCTGCCGTCCATGCCGCTGTTAATTTCAATTCGGTACGGTATGCCGTTTCTGCACTCCATTTGGCCTCGAAGACCAAACAGTGCCTTGAACTCCACCTCCACATTGGCAAGCACCGGATACGCATCAAAGAGCCCGTTAGCATCATGTACCAAATCAGACAGGGACATAACGCGTGCATTCTCCCGTTGTATATCCAGGTCGTCTCTGAGGCTGTTGTTGGCGGCTATCTGCTGCTTAATCTGCTTGAGCAGGTCCTTAGCTTTAGCCTTCTGCTCTTCGTTGCGGCCACGTCTGGGCAGTGCGTCGTACTCTTGATACAGGAAGTAAAGATGACGGTCGCCGAGAGTCATAAGTTTGGCTATCTCGTTGTAGCCCTTCATCTGCTGACGGCGCAGCTCGTAGTACTCCTGTGTCGTGATGAGATCGAAGTCCGGCTGCTCGTAGCGCCACTTACCATCGGCACCACGCTCCCATCCGGTGGCGAACTTGATGTCGTAGGCGTCCTTGCCGGCCTGCTCCATCTGTCGGGCCACGTCGAGGTTGCTGATGCGCGTCTTGACCTCTGACGTCTTGTCGAGCTCGCTGGCACCGCGTTCACCTATCCAGCGGAAGCGGATGCCCTCACCTTCTGATGCACGCTGCATGGCCTGCTGCCGTGATGCTTCATCGCCTCGCTTATACTTTTCTATACGCAGACCGGCTCGCCACAGTGCGCCATATACCTCCATCGGGACGTCGTCCGGCACGACGGCTGCCGTGAACTCATTAAGGGCTACGGGACGTTCAAACTTCGTCTCAAAATACTCCGTGGGGGCATTGGCCAGGAAGTTGCGGAAATCTACCAGCTGGCTGAGCTGCTCTTCGGTGATTTCCGGATTCAGCTTCATCGCCTCGGACCGAAGACTGCGAGCGGTCAAGACGTCGGCCAAGTCGTCATAAGAGCCCACGAGACCGGCCATCTCGGCATACCTGTCATTGATGACCTTCCTTACCTCCTCGAACTCTTCCGTGGAGACAATACGTTTCTGATTCTTGCGCATCTCCTCAAGCGTCGAGAGTTTCTTGCTGATCTGGGCACGGACGGCTCCGGGGCTGGAGCTAAAGAAATTCTCTGCTCCGGCACGCCCCTCCTTCTTCATCATGCGAGAGATGTTCTCCAGCGTCAGCGGTATGTAGCGCCGATTACCGTTCGGTGTGTAACCTCCAAACAGATAATGGCCTACACCATATTGTTGTTCCTTCTCCTGCAGCCATTTCTCGAACTCGGCATTAAGTCCTCGCTCACGCACGATGTCGGCGGCCCTATTCGTTGTAGCGCTCACGTTGACGTCACCTACACGCGATGCACTGCGCAGTACGTCGTACTTGAAGTGGTCCAGTACTCCGAGACCAATGCCCTCAACGGTATCAATATCGGGGTCCAGCTCCTTCATCAGGTCAAATGCAGACTTGCCCTCTTCTATCTCGATTTTTCGATCCGCTGCATAGCGGTGATCTACGTAGATGCCGGCGAGTTTCTCGAGCTCCTCACGGCTCATCCGGTAGGCGCTGTGATTGATGTCGCCGAGCTCCTTCACCTTCTTGGTGACGTCGTCCGGATATTTTGAGGACTCATGCACAGTCTCAGGGGCCTCACCACGTTCATGCAGGAACAGGTAGGACAACTCACTCGGGCTGCCACCTTGCTCCACGTAGGAGCTGAAAGCACTCTGCATGGCGCTGCCCATGCCGTCCGGGAGGGAGGCAACATCTTTGCCAAACTTCCGGTATGACTCCATGCTCCACGACTTCACCGTGCTCGGGAACCTCGGCGTGAAAGCATCTGCCACCCACGTACCTGCATTGCGGCCGCTGGCCTTGCTGACAAGACTCGATGGCATGACAAGTGAGATCTCACCATAGGGGGAGAAAGCTCCGTTATTCAGGTCGATGACTGCGGTCGACGGGTTAGCAAAGCCACCTAGCGCCATCGCCTTTATGAACTTCTCGGCAGTGATATTGTGTACACCTACGAGGGAGGGCTGCACACGCTGCGAGTCGTCGGTGCCGGGACGGAAGCGGATGTCGGAACTTCCTCGACTGAAAGCTCCATTGTTATCCGTGGCGCTCTTAATCTGAGTGGGCTTGAAAGCCACATAGTCGGTGGTCGGCTGCTGCAGGTCACCATAGCCTACGCCATCGCTGACGTTCTGCAGGATGAGTCCATCGTAGCCATTTTTCTCAGCGTACTCAGCCCACCCATAGGTATCCATCTCCTTTCCATCGAAACGGATCGAGCTGTAGTTATCGCCATGACAGTCGATGATGAGCGGGTTGCGCAGGTCTAAGTAGGTGTCGTAGGTGTTGTACCCGTAGCCTCCGGCATTGTCCGGGTTGCTATTGAAAAAGAACCCGGCATTGCGCTGACCGTCCACGCGTCTCTTGAATACCGTAAACGGACTATACTCG